CCAAACTCATCTTCTTTTTGTTGCAGCAAACCTGTGTAATAAGGCACAGCTTGACCGTTAGATGAATGGTGATCTAGCACCCGTATCTCACCGTATACCACCTGAAACCACCAAATAGATGTGGAATCGTTGAATCCTAAGTCCCAAGCGGTATGGCAAGGGAACATAGGGTCGTAATCAACGCAAGTTATGCGGTCTAAATCGGTTATTCTCCGCATTTCTTGACCATAGTAAGCACCAAGAATGGCAGCTTCAAATGAGCATAAAAACTCTTGTTCATACTGGTTTTCTGACATTGATGCTTGAGCATCCAGTAATTCAGCTGTTGGTAATAACCCTGATACATCGGCTCTTAGCGTCTTAACATACCAATTAGGGTTCTTTTGGGCTTCGTTATAGATGTCATAGAACGCATTATGACCTTTAGGAGTGCCAATAAAGGTAGCCCAGCCTTGTCTATCAGTCAGCAATGGCCTAACAATCTCGCCCCATAAACGGGGTTTCATATCGGCATACTCATCCAGCACCACGCCATCTAGGTATAAACCCCGTAGGGCATCAGGATTGTCTGCACCAAATAGCCTGATCTTAGCCCCATTGACTAACTCTACCCATAACTCAGATTGATTGGCTTTAACTATGGCTGGCTCTGCGAACTTAAGCAAGTAATCCCAAGCAATGTTTTTAGCCTGTGCGTAGTACGGTGCAATGTAAGCGTATCTGCCGTCAGGTTTCTTTTCCATGACTGCCCTGCGAATGGTGTCGCAGATTGTAGCTACAGTCTTTCCTGCTCTCCTGTGACAGACTAATACAGCCCAGCGTTGATCCCGTCTGTGGAAGTCTAGGAACGCATCTCTAGCCTTGTACGGGTATTCGTACCTTTTGACTAATTCTTTCATAAATTATTTAAAAAACCCTCACAAATCGCACACTCATTTGTCCTATAGGTATGACAGCAATTAAGCTGTTTAATTAAGGCAATTATGAACACAAATCTAAATACACAAGCAGCAGAGCAAGCAATCAAGCAATTCAAGCGTTGGACAAAGGCTTACGAAACAGCAAAAGAGTTATTTCCTGAACTAGGCCACAAGCAATGGATGACCTTGGCAGACTGTTTGATTGAAGCAGTTTTTCCAATAAATCACTAAGAAAAGGGGCGAAAGCCCTTTTTTTAATCAAGGAATTTATGCTCGTGAATGATCTTGACTGGCTGATCCTCGTCACCTAAATGCTCTGTACGGGCTAACTTAGGCAAGTGGTATTCCATGACGCTCTGCAACATACCAAAAGCCTTTTCAGGATTAGGCAAAACGATGTATTTATCATCTTCGTTTTTAACGCCACTAGCGACCTGTTCTAGCCACTCTTGCATTTTGTGTGCATTACCATCAACAAAGCTGGCAATCGCTTCTCTAGCCATGCTAGTGCTTTTATTAGGCACTCCCTTAGGACGCCCAGCTCTATTAAGGTTGCCGTCAGATTTCGACAGTTTATTTTCCATACCTTACCCAAGTGGTTGATTAAGATAGGTTAATTGTAGCGTTACTTTTGCTTTTTGGCTAACTCTTTAGCAAGGGCTTCTTTGCGTGATTCTTTGCCGTGCTTACTCTCAACATTCTTATTAAGAGCGTCAGCAAATTCATGTACCCAATCAGGAATAGGTTTCTTATCCCCGACCCAGTTAGATTTATTTTCCAAGTGTGCCTTCATAGGTTTCCTTACTTATTTTACCAGCTTTTAGTTCATTTTCTAGGGCATCCCGTAGCTTTGTACTCATTTCGGCAGGATTAAACATTGGCAGTTCTTCAAGAGTAGATGCTTGGGCTTTGCCTTTGCCAAAAGTATTGTTAATAACACCGATACTGACTTTAGGATTGTCTTTGTATTGCTCCATAAGCTGTGGGATGACTTCCCTTACGCCAACATGGGTTTTTAAGTGTTCTTCAATTGGTACGGTGCGACCTGAACCTAGTTCTTTTTTCATGCGTTCAGCACGGGTTAATGCACCTTCAGTTAATGATTCAACAGGATCACGGTATACATACACAATATTGACATTTCGCCCAGCTTCTAGAGCTTGGTCAATTTTTTTGGTGGCAGAATCCAATTTATTAAGATTGGTGTCGTAAATCATTTCAGCTTGTTGGCTAAGGTTAGGAAATAAATTTTCTAAAGCCGTAGTTTTTCCTGCTCCTGTACCGCCACCAGTAAACAATACTGTGGAATTGGGTTTAGCAGGTTGGGCTAATTTTTCAGCATAGAGCTGTTTAACAAACGCACTAGCTGGCTCATGTACATTGGCTGACAAAGTGCGATTTGCGGCATAGTCAGGGCTAAGTTCACGGGCTATATCAGTATTTAATACTTTGCCACCCCTTGATTCTTCTAGCTTGGCATAATCATTTACAAGGGTTGAATATTCTTTATCTAACCTGTTTTGGTATCTTTGGCCAATAGGGTCTAGAGTTGATGTGGTTTGTACAGGTTTAGCCGTTCTAAGGGTCTTAGCCATCAATGCGGCTGGGATAGCCATAGCACCAATACCAGCTAATTCACCTGCGTTTTGACCTTTTGCGTAAGCATCATAATTAGGGTTTGTCAGTACACCCTGACTTTGCATTGGGGGCAAACCAGTAGCATTTTCTAAAAACCCTGTGGCATAACCTGTTTGGCGTGGTTTATTTAGACCAACCTGCATTTGTGGGTAGCCAACATAGGCTTGTTGCCCATCATTTAAACGCAACAATTCAGCAAGGGTAGGCATTTACTTGACTTCTTTATCCAAGTCTTTGAGTTTGTCAGCAATAGCGGCTCTACGCTCTAAACGCTCACGCTGGTTCTTCTCTAGCGTGGATTCAACATGAGGGCGAAGCATTGCATCTTCTTTTTTGTACTTGCGGCTCATTGGGGTAGTTGGGATCATTTTTACCATTACATATCCTTCATTGCGTCAGAAATAACTTGTCTGCGTGGCTTTGCAGTCTTAGCCGATTCTTTAAAGTCTTTAGCAGTTGGAGCATTTTTGCTGCCAACCTTGTTCATTTTCTCGCCTGAACCATGCTTGATTCGCTCTTGCTTTCGGTGAATATTGGCATAAAGTCCGTTTTTCACGCTTTTTCTTCCACATACTTAGCGTAAGCATCTTCTAATTTGGCTTTGCGTTCACCTTTGGCGTTTTCACGCTCAACATTTAAGGCAATCGCAAGTGCCTGTTTTTTAGGCTTACCAGCTTTGACTTCTGCTTTAATGTTTTTGCCGACAGATGCGGCTGAACCTGATTTGTCTAACGGCATGATTAACCTTTGAATTTTAGTAAATAGATGGTGGTGTCAATTTCTTGGGCAATATTGTCAATCAATTGCACAATCTCTGAATCTTGTGGCAAGTCTTGGCGAGCATCTTTTACAAACGCTTGTAAGGATTGTAGGTATGCCAGCGGTTCTTTTGGCTGGTGATATGTGCTAGGGAACTGGGTAATTTGCCCGTAGATGCCAAAATACGCTTCGGCAAGCTGATCGGTCAGATCGATAATATTTTCATAAAACTTGCCGAGCGTCTTGTGTTTAGCGTAGGACTTGGTAGCCCAATGGAAAAAATGGGTGTTTGTGCCCGAATGTAGCATAGTTGCTAAAAATAATGCCATTGATTTTTCCATGAAACGCTCCTTTTAGTGTATTTTATAACACTTTTTTGATTATTCCTAACGCTCTTATTGCGGCATCAACACTATCTACACGGCTAATTGAACCGCCTTTCCACTTGCTTAAAAAATCTAATTGGTCAGATGTAAACTTGGCTTTAGCATCACGCTTAATTTCCATGAGCATAGTTTCACCTGCATAACCAACAAGTAAATCAGGGCATCCGTGTTTCATTGCGGCAAGTGACACTACAGTAGCACCAGCATCACGCAATGCTTTAACTATTTCTTTATGATTTGTGTCTATTCTTGCGTATGTCATTGATTTTCAATTAAAATAGATTAGTATCAGCTAACTTTACCATTATAAAGGTTATAAATGGGTGGCTATTATCTTACGG